CCGCGTGTTTGGTTTGCGGTGCTGTTGGACCAGTCGAGTGCCACGTCGTAGGCCTTCTGGTTGCCCTTCTCTGTTCCGAACTCAAGAAATGTAGCGCCCACATAGCGTGGGGGAATAAGGGTTGCCTTCGTCATGCGCTCCAGTACATCTCGCTGTTGAGCAAGGTGCAGCTCTTCGGCATTTGGAACATCGTGTTCGCCAAGCTGAAATGACCCAGCAATGCGGTCTAGCTCAGGACTCAATGAATGCATCCCTTCCTCCTACTTTCTTTTCAGGCTCCCACTTCTTGAAGCCGCTCATCTTCTGTACGTATGCCAACGGGTCTCCCGTCACATCCCGTAGAGCTGCGTCAGCCATTGCAGACATGATAGCAGGAATTCCGCCTGGGTAGGTTTTCATCAACTTGGCAATTCGGCTGTAGTCTCCGCGTTGAAGCACAATGCCAAACATCGCCCCCATGAACTCCCCCAGCCGGCCTTGCGTGTTCGGACCAGAGACGACATATTCCAACCACTCCTTCATGGTGCGGTAGACAATCTCTGTGCCTTCTTCGTCGCGTAGGCCTAGCCGCTCTAGTCGGGCAATTGCTGAAGCGGCCTTCTCCGCACGCTCCTGCGCCCCGATAGAGTCTGGGGTCTCTTGCCACTCGTCCCAGTCGTGAACGACCAGTCCGTCAAGCAGTCCAACCCTTCGGAAGATTGGCAGGTACTTTGCGTTCTGGGTACCAACCATCGCCTCAATGTGCTGGTCAGACTCAAACACGCCGCCACACTCTGATGCTGCGCAAAGGATCGTTACCCATGCCCAGCGAGCATTGTGGTCTGGTAGTCGCCAGATCTTCTTGTGTCGTGGCAGGTCGGCGTAGCACTTCCAATAGTGCCGCGCAATTACCTCAGGCGATCTCGCAGGTTGTCCGAGATACGCACCACTGGCAGGAGCTTCTTCAAGCCCTCCTCCGTTTGCGGTAGCTGTTGCGGGTGACTCTCCCATCGGTTGCAAGCCTCCTTATACTCGCACGTGGCGTGCGCAAACGCCGTTGGATTAGGATACACAATCCCTTGTTCCATTGCAGTCAGGACCACTCGCGCCTGCGTATACAGGCGGTCAATGTCGCCCTGGTTTCGTGTTGTGACCCTTCGATCTACAAGCGGACCCTTAGCGTTCTTGCTAATAATGTTAAAGGTCACGCTTGGGTCATGCTCATAGTTCTGGCGAACCGCCATCGTGTACGCAGTTGCCTGAATGTCGCCATGCTCTCGACCCTCCTCCCACTTGCGCGATGCGGTCTTGTGCTCAACCACATCGTTGGTATCAAGCAACAGGTCAACCTGCGCCTTCAACTTAATAGGAAGCTTGCCAAGACGACTATGGGTAATGTCGGCAAACATCGTGTGTTCAATGTGCTTGCCGTTCCAGTCGTCGCCAGCATAGATCGCGGCCTGGAGCATCGTCTTGCCCATTTGGCCTTGACCAATCGGATCGGCGTCTTTCTCGACAGCCCAGTCAACCTTGGCGGACTCCTCAGCAAACGTTTTGTCGTATTGCCGATATGCCAGCCCAATGTCGCCAGTTAACTTACCCCCGTGAAGCGGCGCGTACCAGCCAGCAAGGCCAGCGTGCACCGACGTCCCCAGGGCAAAGAATGCCGCAGTCTTATCGGTCCAGAGACCAAGGCGATAGCGATACCACCAGCGCAGCGGACACGAGAAGTACTCCCGAATCTCGCTGACGCTAATGTGCTCTACATCACGTTCATGCATTACAAGGCAGCCTTGCGGCTCTTGTACACGCTCTGGAGATAGGTCTTGTCGTCGTCGGAAATCTTGGCCGTCGCAATCTGCTGACCAATCTTGCCAAGCTCCGCTGCAGTCGTTGCACCGTTGATAGCGTCTGCCCACTCAATGGCGGCAGGGCTTGGTCCGTCAAACACAGCCGCTGCTGCGCGAAGAACCTCTTCGTCATCAATCTTCTGCTTCTCGCGCTCCTGCACTGGGCTGGTCTTGGCAACCCCTGCCTTGGAGCGAATCTCGTCGTCGGAAGCGATGCGCTTGGATGGCAAGCCAGCCATAACTAGCGCACGACCAACAGCAGAGGTCTCGCAGTTCTCAATCTCCGAGCCGCGTGTGTATGGGGTGCTGCCAGGGATCTGCATGGCGCTATGGCCAACCCCTGCGGGCTTCTCGTCTGGGACGTCGCCGCGATACGCCTTAGCCTCAATCACAACGCGCTTGTCGTCGTGATCCAGCACGGCAGTCTCAATGCGACCGTTTGGGTAGGCTTCATACCACGCGCGAATCCGCTCTGCGACATCAACGTAATCCTTTAGCGCACTCTTATCAAACGCCACTTAACTTTCCTCCTTCAGATCCGAGAACAGTTCGCTCTCGGGAATTCCTAAATACTCACTCAGGCGCTGGCGCATTGCCCCACTCATTGGAGCGTGACCATACTGCACCTGGTTGAGGTAACCATACGACACTCCGAGATGCTTTGCAATCCAGCGCCGCTTAATCCCAGACTCTCGAATAATTTCCCATACCTTTGCGGTCTCCCGCTTTTGCGCAAGGCGGATCTGCTTAAAGTCGTCTCCGCTCTGCTTACTCATCTGCATTCACCTTTGCCACTACTCCATCCTCCAGCCACCGAACCGCCACGTGGGAGATTCCCTCGCAGGCCGATAGCCAATCTTCGTGCTCCCAATGCCCCTTGTTGCCAAGGACTTCCTGGGCTTTAGGAATTGCGTCTTGCAGGACGGCAATCCGTGTTGCAGGGTCAGCCGGGAGCTCAGCTGGGAGAATTTCCGCCAGGGCGCTGGCGCCCTGAATGTATGCATCTTCGTACTGCATAAAGCCTCCAATACTGATAGCAAAGTGCTATCTGCAAGGATAGTATCACACCTATTCGGCTTGGTCAACCGATTCTGTGATAGCCTTGGTAACGACCTCGTTTTCGGTCTTGGCAACCAGGCAGCGGATGTGTTTTCGAGAAGAGCCAACCTCAACTACGGGGCCAAGGTCTTTGAAATATGCAGTCTTGTGCGTAGATCCGGCAGTCCTATTTAGGCACTCAGGCATGTCGCACACAAGCCTGCCAAACATGCTCTTGTTGCCGTCCCATCGTCCAAAATTATTCATAGTGCCCCCGTAGGTATTCGTTAATTGCCGCTCGCCAGACCCGACTTGTCTCGGTCTTGATGCGATGGTGGTAGCCGCATAATACCACAAGATTTTCTTCTACGGAAGGCCCACGCTTGCCAAACCCAGCGTTGTTCACATGGTCAATCTCTAGGACAACAGGCCTTCCCGGCCCCCACTGGCTACCGCACTCTCCAGCCATGCCAATGCCTGGGCCAATGCAGGATCGCTCGTCCCGCAACATAACGGCCGCATACACGTCTGGGGTGACGGGGTCTTTATGCGCCACGTTTCTTCTTCTTAGGCTTCTTGGCTGGCTCCTCTTCCGGAACCGCCTTCTTGGCGGGCTTGGCTACGCCTTCTTGGCGAAGAGCGCGGCAAGGCAGGCAAAAGCATGTTGCTGGGTGATAAAACTTATCGCTCATACGCGGAAGTTTGGGTCAAAGACAATGCGCTTGCCGTTTACCCGCATCCGTTCGTGCATGCCAACGTGCTCGCAAACCTTCTGTCCCAATAGGTCTTGTGTGTTGTATTTCACAAAGCCCTCAAACGCATCGGCTCGGTACAAGGCGGCAGCGTTAAACGCCGACCATACCTCCATTGGCTTTTCAACAGTGGGCATAAAATCTTTCCATTTTTCAATTGCATGATATATGGCCTTCTCTTTTTCCCACCCTTGCTCTCGGACGAGCCAGTAATAAAGATCCCAGCAGTCGTACTCCAGGATTTCGGGAATACGCAGTGCGTAAATGTCGTAATAACCACCATGGCCGTTTGCCGTAACAACGTCGCACTCCGTTAAGGTATTCATAGCCGAAACAAACGATTTTGTTTCTAGGGGCCTAGTAAAAACCTCATCCATGTCTACGTTAAGAATCATTTTTGCCTTATAAAAGTTTACGGCAGAAAGTGCAACGTTGCGAGCGTAGGCAATGCGGTCAACCCTGTCCTTAATCCGCTCGCTTAGGCCGTCTTGAATGTTCAGGTGCGCATTGTACTTTTCGGCAACCCAACTTTCCAGCTTGGATCGCGTGTCATCGTCAGAGTCATTTTCAAAAAGGCTAAAATGAATGTCTGGGTACATCTCGGATAGGCGATCAAAGTTTGCCAAAACTGCATCAAGGTGCGGTCCGACGTTTCTCGCTACGCCCGTGACCCAAAGCTGGTCGGAAAATGAGAGTGGCTGCACGCTACTTCTTTTCCTTGCTTTGGCGAGATACCTTTGCCGACCACGTCCTCCCAGGGTCTCCACCCCATAGCGCCCAAGCGATTCGCCCGTTGCTTGGGAATCCTTCGGAGCCAGGAGCCCAGCCCTTGCCCTTCTTGTCAACTTCGTGACGAGCAAAGTAGGCGCTCATCTTGCGGATTCGGGCAATAGTCAGTCGGTTGCCAATAATCATTCGCGCGGTAGCTTGGCCTGGGCCAATTCCGCCACGACCAAACTCTTCTCGCCACTTCAATCCCTTGCGAGCTTCTGCCTTGGCTCCAGCTGGGGCGACTGTGCTCGCGCCTTCCTTCTGGGCTTCAATTGGGTCGTTAGAAATGTTTACCGCAACAAACGATGCGCCAATCTTCCTGTACTCCTCAGCCAGTTCGTCGGTCTTCTCAATGATTTCCAGCTCGCCATCTCGCATTAGCTTGCTTGCGGCATACAGGCGGAATCGGTTTTCTGTGCCTTCTGGCCACGTATTAATAATCAAATCGTCATAAGGAATGTTGTCCTCGCTAAGCCACTCGGCAATCTCTTCCTTGTCGTTCTTAAAGCCAACAACGATAGCAATGCGCCGACCGGAATCCTTGGCTTCGGCAATAGCCTCAGCCACCTTCGGTCGAATCTCCCAGTCTTCGTCGTATAGGGCCTCAATGCCAATCATTAAGCCAAGAAGCGCCTTGCTGGTTTGCTGTTGCGGGTTCATGGTTTCGCCCTGATTGGGCTCTTCGCCCGGATTGTCTGGGCCGCCCTGTGATGGTGGTGCGTCGTCGCCGTCTGGTTCATTTGGGCTGTTTGGGTCTTCTGTCTTCCCAAGCGCACTGTCGAGGTATTCCGTATAGCGCGAAAGCGGGATATAGCCCTTGGGCGAAGGAACAAAAATGTCGTCCCCCATTTCGCCAATGCTTTCGTGACCGCGCTCCTGCAGGGCTTCGTTAAGCTTTAGCCAAGGCATTCCTGAGAGTGCAGCCTTGTAGTAGCTAGACATGGCGCTTTGGCTCTCTCGGCCAACTTCCGTGTACACAAAACGAAGATTCTTGTCGTAGCGCCAGATAATTTCACGGGTCATGTACTCAGCGATAAGATCAAGCAGCGGGGCGATGCCGTTGTCGGCAGTAAATGCCGCGCCAACCTCGGCGCTTGCTCGGTTAACGTCCATGGTAATGCCGATGTCCTGTGGCTGAACGCCAAAGACCGCGCAGATCTTTCGGGCAAGGTAGACCTGCCACTCCATGAACTGCATGTCGCGGTTGGTGGACGCAAGGGGAATCCACTGAACGCCCTTGCCGCCGCCTGTAATGGCAATCTGGCTGCGTCCGGAAATCTCGGTGTCCCAGTACGCCTTAAACGAATCAACCTGGTCTGCGCGAATTCCTTCGCCAAGATGCAGAACCCCTGGAGGGGCTGCCTGCGAAACGGCCTTTGCGTTGTAGGCGGCAGCCGTAAGGTCGGCCTCAATGGTGTCTGCCAAAACTTCAAGCGGCGAAAGCCCAATTGGGGAATAGGTAACTGGGTTTGCAATGATGACCAAAAGCTCGTGGTTCTTAAACTTTCGAACCTGTCGGCCAGTTTCATCAACCTCAAAATAGCGCGCGTCAGCGTCGTCTTCTCCGTCCCACTCGTTGTTGAACGCAATGTTGCCGCCATTCCTGGCAATAAGCTCTGCTACGGGCTTTGCGCTTTCTAGCCCAATTGCTCCGCCGCGAGTTGGAATTACTTCAATGCAACCCTGGTCAAGAACAAGGATATCCTCAACAACTGGCTCAATTAATGAACGCCAAGAATCCATTCGGCGGTTTGGTGAGCGCAAGAGATCCTTTACCTGGTTAATCTTTCGAACTGTGCCGCGCTCTTCTCCGTCGTAGGTAACAATGTCCCACTTGGCGCGGCTGACCTGCTGGCGACGAAGGTTGATCGCCGAGCGAATCCACGGGTTGCTGCGAGACCACTTGCGGAGCTGAAGAACGCTCCTGCGGGTCATCTGCACGGTGCCGACGCCACGGGCGTATGGCCCAATGTCGTAATCAGGAACAATTGCTGTTCCGCCAGCCTTTACGCTTGTGGGGTTTCGATTCAGTATTCGGTCAATTAGCGACCTGTCATCTGCCATTTAGCCTCTCCCTCGAATCCCGCCCCGCAGTGCCCTGCGAAAGATTGAATCCGTCATTTGCTTGTTTACGTGGTCCTGCATCTCTGCTCTTGTACAGGATACCACTCTTCTCCCGTTGCGATACGTTACCGTGTACTGCGACATGTATGGGCTCCACCATACAGGAACTACGCAGGTAATATCAACAAACTCAACCTCTACGGTTGATTGAATGTCAGGATTCATCTTCTGTCAAGGACTCCAGTGCCCAGGCTCTGGCCTC